TAGATGCTCCTAATTGAGTATCCCAGTTAAATGCTCCAGGTTCATTTAAAGGAACGTTTCCTAAAACAGAAGAAGCAACATAATCTAATTGAACAATAGTTCCACCGGTCATTGCAGTCGCAGCAACATCATATTCAACGTTAGCATCACTTGCTACAGCAGAATAAGAAGCACTTGTTAATGTTGCATTTTTAACAAGTTGTATTTCAAAATCATCAGCACTAGTTGGTAAAACTTTAATTGAACTTGGTAATACAATTGCACCTAATGCAGTTGATGCAAGTCTAATAGATACTAATGGTACTAGTGTTGTTCCAATACCTGTCAATGACGTAGTTCTTTGTGCAACATGATTTATTGAAGTAGGTTCTAATCCACCTTCTGACATAACTGAAGAGCATATTTGTTTCATTGAAGAAGAGGATGCTGTTTCTGCAGTATTTGTTATTTCATATCTTACAGGTAATATTGCAGTTGTCATATAAACAGAAGTTCCAGTAACGTTTGCCGTTTGATAAGTATGACAAATTATATATTGACCATTAATAATAAATCCACATCTAACATTACCAACACCTAACCATTCAAAATCCATCCATAGAATTTGTGGTTTTGTTAAATCTAATGTTAATCCACTAGGTCCGGTTCCATCTAATTTATCACCGTTCCAATTAGCTTGTTCAACTCTTCTTGTTGTATTATCTACTGATCCACCAATATAAGTTCTTAAAACAAATGCTTTAGTTCCAGGTGATGCTCCTGTTAATTCAAAATAAAGTCCATTTTGAGTTCCAAAGTATCCACAACGTTGTCTTAAGTTTGCTTTAGGAGTATTCATTACAAATGTTGCAAGAACAAGTAAACTTTTACCTGGTTGATAAAGCATTGATCTATAAGATTGCCTAACAACCTCAGCACCAGATGCAGTTGTTAAATCTAATCTAACAGATGATTCATTTGGTAAATATGTTGTTGATCCACCGGTAACAGTTGCTGTGTCAAATTGATTATCTATTGCGTATCTATTTTGAGAATCGAATAATGAATAAGGTGAAGATACTCTTAATCTTCCAAATGCATCTACATTAGTTCCATTAATACTTACAGGTTGTGTTGTAACATTAATATTTTCGCAACTCATTAGCAGCCAAACCTCATGTTAAACCAAGTAAATCTTTCTACTTGTTGTTTTAAATCTTCTTGAAAAGAAAAGTTTAATTGATTCTTTAATGTCTCTAATGCTTGTAAAACTTGCCTTTGATTTTCAACAGAATATTCTTGACTTGGTTCAGGTACATATGTTGTAATTTTTGCCATTATCTTTTTCCATCAGGTTGAATATCTACTCTAAATAATCCATATCGCCAATTTTGATCGACAGCTTCATTTTCAACTTTAATACTCATTAATCTATTTCTTGCTCTAGTATCTATCTTAGTTGTAGATGAAGTTACAGTATAAGGTCCTAACATCTGACTATTTTGTGTTTGAGATGGATAATCTCTTAACAATAAAGTTACTTTAGCATTTCCTGTAAGGATTTTAAAGTCTGGAATAAATCTATTTATCTTCATTAAAAACTGACCATCCCCCTCTACATCTAATTCAAAATCTCCAGATTCAATGTAAGCTGGTATTGCAGTTTTAGTTCCTGAAATATCTACATCATTTACCCCTGTTTCATGTTCATAATAAATAGATGCACCATTAGTATTAGTTACACCATTAATAGTTGGGAAAGTTGGTAGCATGGTATCATCATATTTTGTTGCATAAGGTTTATCAAAAACTTCAGCATCCGCCCAAGAAGTTCTTGCAAGCGACATGGTTGTCCAGTTGTTTTCTAAATAGTTATAAACAACCGATCTATCATTTTGAATTGAGTTTTCACTTGGATAGAACCAAATAACTTCATTATATAAATTATTATGAGAGCCATAGATAATATCAGAATTACTATAATTAATTCCCAAATTATCTCCACCCGTTGTAAATACAAAGTCTTCAACTAACGATGGTAATTGTTTAACGGTACCATCATAGACAAAGAAGCCTCCTCCAGATCCCATCCAAAATACAGCACCCTGTGCATAAACAATTGAATTTTGACTAATACATCCACAATTTGTTCCAACTTGTCGGACAGAAAATACAAATGGAGGTCCTACAAATTGAATAACATAAGCTGCTAAATCTGTAAGTACTAAAATATAATCTTTTCCTTGAATAGCGCCGACAATAAAATTACCGGTATCCAGTCTAAAGGTTCCTGCAGTATTTGTTGCAGTTGGATTATAAGTATTAAAGTCTTCTTGATTTGAAAATCTTATAAACATTGGATCTTGAGTTGCTGGTGTTCCAATTGTAGTTTCTGTACCAAGTAAAAATAAATGACGATCTCGATCGGATACAATACTCATTACAGATTTTGTTGGAGCATTTGAAATAACAGTTGCTCTATTTAAAAGAGGTGTTGGAACACCTGGATTCCATGAAAATGTTTTACCATTTTTAATGGTTGCAACTAGTATTTGTCCAAAGTTATCAAGGGACCAAAGTCCTGGTGATAAAGTAACTCCAACAGTTGCAGCCTGTCCCCAGCCAACAAAAGTTGAGGTATCAAAAACAGTTGCATTGTCTAAATGAGATGCCGCCGTTGTTCCACTTGCACCTCTGATACAACCTGTAAAATCTGTTGCAGTTTTTCCTGTGTAAGTAATTAATTCTGAATCTATTAATAGTGTTCCAGTATTAGCAAAGCCAGTTGTTGAATCTACTACAATAGTTGTAACTGTATCATCAATGGCTCCATTTAATTGATTTTGTAATGATCCTGGAGTAAGTCCTCCATAAACTCCTGCACCCCAACCAAATCCTGAAATTTGAAATGGTGGACCAATAAAGACATAAGGAGTTGTAGTAATAGTAGATCCTCCCCCTGACATACCAGTGCCTGCTTCTGTTGTAGGCATAGTAACTGTAAAAGAATTTGAATTTGGGGTTGATATAACTTCAAAGGTATTGATTGTAAAATTAGCATTACTAAAAGTTGTAACACCTCCTCCTGCTAGAGATGGTGAAGTAAATTTAATATAATCTCCAACGGATAAATTATGACTTGCTTTATTAACAGTTACTGTTGCTGAACCTGTAGTTGAAGATAGAGTACAACTTGTTAAAGCTGTTCCAAGTGGAGTAATATCATAAAAAACACCATCTGAATAAATAACTAATAATTTGTTCGTTCCAATTGCTGAATAACGATTACCATTTAATGCAGTCCAAGTTAAAATTTCTCTTGCTGAACCTGCTAATCTTGAAGATGTAGTTTGCTGCCAGCCACCTATTTTCTCAGGATAGCCATAGCGAAAGCGTACAAAATCTCCATCAATCCACTGGCCTTCTGCAGCAGTTGATGTGTCTTGTTTATTAAATCCAGCTTTTAATGGTATCTTCTTTAATGGCATAAGGCATTACTATACATGATTATTTTATAAAAGCCATAAAGCTTATATATCAGATACCTAACTATTTAAATAACTTTTTAATCAATCCTTTAAAACCAGTATTTTCTTTAAAATATTCTATACATTCCGCTATAGTTTGCTGCCTAATATATTCATCTCTTATTTCTTGAGATGTAGGCTGTGGTAAATCAGAATCCCATCTATCTATAATAAATTCACCAGCAGAAGTTAAATCATAACTAGCATTAGGTGCTAAAGACTTCATTACGGTATTAATACCCCATTGAAAACCATTCTCATTACTAAATTGCTCTATTAATTTTTTAACAGATAGCTTTCGTACAATCATAATATAAGTTCCGTTAAATTTTTATTGTTACCAATAGTACCTTTAATAAAGACATTAAAGGCTAAACTAATTCTAGTATTGGTACCTTCTTTATTTTCTACCATATGAGTTAAAGAAGAAGGAAACATAATAATATCTCCTGTCTTAACAGGAAACCACCAAGATTCTGAGTTCCATAAATTCCAGTCTTTTATTTCTGGTTTAATGGTTTTGTAATCTTCTTTAAAAAATTTAATCTTATCAAGTTCTTCGTGGCAGTTAATATAAAATACTCCTGATACTAGAGAATTTGGGTGTGCATGTTTATGGTGATATTGATTCGTTTCTGTAAAATTTAACCAAGACTGCGTAATGTAGGGAGTAACTGCATCAGTATAAGATAATACTTTATTAAAATAATCTTTAACTCTTAAATCTAATTCTTTTTTAATATTCGTAAATGGTTTTTCATTTAAGATATAATTATTATTAGAAGTAATATTTCCTTCGTTTTTATAAAAATCTTTTTTATGTTTATCTACAAACTTTAATTCTAATGGTGTTAATTCCCTATCTAACTTTGACATATAGATAGGTGTTGGGAATATGCTATTAATATTTGACTCTATCATTCTGATGTATATATAAATTAAATTATATAATTTGTAAACTGTTGTTTAGTCTTTAGTTTTTAGTCTTTATTTCCCAGTTTACAATAGATTCGTTCCAAGAATAAGATTGATTATCTTCTAGTGTTGTTGTTGGCATATCAACCGGTGCTTCCCATAAACAAGTATCTTCATTTAATATCCAAGAATGATAAGGTTTTTTAGGAATAAAAGCATCTCTGTTTTCATCATAAGTATATTCTATTCCTGCATAATTTTTTCTTAAAGGTTTTCCACCATTATTGTGTATTCCACCATGAGTATTATAAGATGTTTGAACCCATACTGGATAACCAGTTAATTTAGTTAAAAAATCTATTCCTATTGCTTCTTGTTCAATTCCATTAGCATCATGTAAAACTTCATTAACTACTGATTGAACTTCAATCACTTTTCCATTTAATCCTATTTTTGCAAAACTAGCCATTATGCTGTGTAACTCCCTGAACCATTAAATTGTAAAATTGTATTATTTCCTGATGTTGTAACTGTTGGAGAACCTGTTGTTGTTGAAGAATATTGAGAAGTTGGTATACTTAATATAACAACACCTGATCCTCCAGCACCAGAAGTACTTCCCCCTCTTGCACCTCCGCCTCCACCGCCTGTGTTAGTTGTTCCTGCTGTTCCATTTCCAGTTCCAGAACCATTTCCTCCACCGCCTGTACCACCTGTTCCACCTGTTCCAGTAGCAGGAGAATAACCCGCACCACCCCCTCCACCACCAGCTCTTGTTACTGAAGAACCTGTTATTGAAGAAGCTGTACCAGTACCACCATTTCCTCCTAGAGAAGGACCGTAATTAAAACCACTTGTTTCCGCACCTCCTCCTCCTCCAGCACCCGTTGCGCCAGATGATGATCCTATTCCACCATTATTTCCTTGATTTGGTGCAGTACTTGGAATGTTTCCTAAACCACCTGGTCGTTCAGCTCCACCACCTCCACTACCTCCACCTGAACCCCCATTAGCACCAGTACCACTAGCTGCATCAGCACCCGTTCCACCATCTCCTCCACCAGCAGATGTAATAGTTGTTAAACCTGTTCCTGAAATTGAAGAATTTGAACCAGGTGTATTAACCGCACCACCATTTCCTACTGTTACTGTAATAACTGTTCCTTTATTTGCTAATTGAGTTGATGTTCTAAATCCTCCAGCACCTCCTCCTCCACTAGCATGATTTGGTGCACCATTACCTCCACCACCTCCACCTCCAGCTACTACTAAAAAATCTATAGGAATTTTAAAAGCTCCTGTTCCTTCACTAATTCCTGATGTTGCTAACCAACCTTGTGTACTGTCAATATAGGTAAGTATAAATCCTTCTCTCTCTCCTCTTAATACTACATTATCTGTTTGACCTTGAATATCCTCTCCATTAGGATTTATTGTTAAAGGATTAGTATCAAACGTACCTGCGTAATCCACTAACTGAACTTGGTCTCCTGCACTTGGTGTAGCAGGTAAGGTTAATGTGAAAGCTGCTGATGTAGTATTACAAGGATATGCATTACCTTTAACTGCTGTAAAACCTGTTGTTTGAACTGATTGCCAAGCTAATCCAGCGGAAGCAAAACTTAATGTTCCTGAACCATTTGTAACCAATGCTTGTCCAGCAGAACCATCTGCATTTGGAAATTTAATTCCATCTAAATTTATTTTACCAGTACCTTTTGGAGTAATTTTTAAATCAATATTTGTATCACTTCCTGTTGCTGAAATTTCTGGTCCATTACCTGTTGCAGCATTTGCAATAGTTAATTCGTTTACTGCTGATGCAGTTGTTGTAAATTTAATTTCTTCATTACCATTTGAGTCATTAATTTGAGGAACTTTAATTTCAGGAAAACTAGACGATGAAAAATTAGCGTTAACATCTACAATATTTGTACCATCTGCAAAAAGTATTTTTATACCTTTATCAGTCGTTGAAAAAGTAGGTCCTGTTCCTGAAGCTGTTTTAAATTCAACAGTAAATGCACCTACTGTGCCATTAGATACAATGTAAGTTTTTTCAATTCCATCTGGAACGGTTACAACTTGATTTCCTGTAATAGTGCCAGTTAATTTAACAACAGCATTTCTTGCATTAGAAATTGTAGCATTATCCATAGCAAGTGCAGTTGTTTGAGCACCTCCTGCAATAGATATTGCTTGATAACCAGCGATAGCTTGCTGTAGTAAATTTAAATTTGTATTTGTTTTATCACCCCATGTACCGGCGTTTTCGCCTGTAACCATGAGTTCTAGTTTAAGATCTGTAGAAAAACTTGATGGCATATTTAAGTCCTTATTTTACTGTAGTTAAATTATTTATCATTTTTTGTCAATTAATACAACTTTATATTTATGCTGCAACATCGGTCCAAGTAATAGTTTGGCCTGTATTTACGTTTGTATAGTTTACATTTTGACCTGTATTTACCCCTGTGTAATTTACACTTTGGCCTGTATTTACGTTTGTATAGTTTACATTTTGACCTGTATTTACCCCTGTGTAATTTATTGATTGCCCTAGATCAACTACTGCCCAAGCTGTTACATATAATTGTCCAGTTATACCTGTTAAACTTTGACCTATTAAATTTACGGTTACACTTGTAAGTGCAGTTTCATCTCCTAATGTCAAAGTTAAATTTTGACCCGTTAAATCAACATTTGCATCTATTATAGCTGTAACTGAATTTAAATTTAAAGTGGCTTGTTGACCAATTAACGCAACATCTGGACTTGGGTCAACTACACCTAAAGAAAGAGATAATGGATTTTCAAATACTGGAATAGAAATATTTCCATCTGCAGAAATTCCAACACTATTTAAGACAGTAGTTAAATTTTCTCCAGTTACAGGTACATTAATTCTTACCTCAATAGATACTGAGTTTAAAGTTAAAGTAGCTTGTTGACCAACTAGTGCTACATCAGGACCTGGATCAACTATTCCTAAAATAGAGGTTAATTGCTCTCCTGTTAAAGAAACATTTATGCTAATTGTAACTGTTTCATCATCTAATGTTGTTGTTAAATTTTCACCACTTAATGAAACATTTGCAGTTCCTAAAGCTGTAACTGAATTTAAAGTTGTGGTTAAATTTTGACCTGTTAAAGAAACATTTGCATCAATAAATACATTTTCATCTCCTAATACAGAAGTTAAATTTTGACCTGTTAATAAAACATTTGCTGTTCCTGTGACAGTTTCATCATCTAATGTTGTTGTTAAATTTTCACCACTTAATGAAACATTTGCAGTTCCTAAAGCTGTAACTGAATTTAAAGTTGTGGTTAAATTTTGACCTGTTAAAGAAACATTACCCGTTCCTAAAACAGTAACTGAATTTAAAGCTGTATTTAATGGATTTTCAAATACTGGAGTTTGAACGGAACCTCCTGCAGAAACTCCAATATTACTTTCAAGAACTTTAACTAATTCTTCACCTGTTACGTTAACAATTATATTTCTAATTGCGACAACAGTTACGTCACCTAAGACAGAAGTGAGTTGTTGACCTATTACAGATACAGAAGCATCTATTACAACTGTTTTTTCTCCTAATGTTAAAATTAAACTTTGTCCTGTTAATGAAATATTAGCATTTACTAAAGTAGTAACTGAATTTAAAGCTGTTGTTAAATTTTGATCTGTTACTAAAACAGTAACATCAGGAGCAATAGGACCTAGTCCCCAAGGAACTGTTCCCCAAGTGCTAACACCCCATCCTTTATCTAATAAACAAACAACTTCTCCTACAGAAGTATTTAAATGTTGCCCTGTTACATTGACATTTACATTTGGATTTATTGTTCCTAAAGAACTATATGGAGATTGAGAAAATGCATTTATTCCAAACATACATTATATTTGATTATTTAAAATTTCTATCCAAGTTAATGTATTTTTAATTTACTCATTAATTATTCTCCAATGCTGTTAATCTATCTTCTAAATCATCTATTTTAGTTTGTTGAGATATTGATGTAGCTTTAAGTTGTTCTATAATAGCTTGTTGTTCTTGAATACCTTTAACAAGAACAGGAATTAAATCTTGATAACGAACATTATAATATTCAGTTGGTTCTTCATCTGAATATTTACATAAATCTAATGCTTCATCAACTTGACCCACTAAACTTTGTGCGGATATACCAATTCTAGTTTTAAAGTCTTCTTCATCACTAATATAATTAAAAGTAATGGGTCGCATACTATTAATTTTATTAATACAAATTCCCAAATCATTTATATTTCTTTTTAATCGTTCATCTGAATAAGTTCCCCAAGAAGTACCACCCGCTGCTAAATTTACTCCAGTACCACTAGAACCTCCTGAATATATTCTTAAACTTCTACTATTACTATTCTGTCCAATATATGCTGCAGTACCATCTAAAAAATTATGTAAAGTATAACCAGAACCTGTGACAGTAAATTGAGCAGTACCTTGATCTCTGTTGTTTGCATCTACTACCGATAATCCACCACGAGCCACCGAAACTCTACCAGTACTAGCTATTGTCATAGACGCTGTTCCATTCGTTGAAAAACTCATAACGTTAGTTGGGTGCGAATAACCTATACTCCCAATACTATTATTATCAGGGTCTCCAAATAATAATACAGCTTCATTTCCTGCTGGGGATAAAAATTGAAGAATAGCATTTGCGTTGTTTTCAATAGTTAATACAGTATCTGTTGCACTTGTAACTGTTCCTGCACTTCCTTTAAAAACATGAAGTTTTTGGTCAGGAGAAGTAATTCCAATCCCTACATTCCCACTAGAATCTATACGCATACGTTCTGTAGGTGTTAAATCTGTTCCAGCAGCTACTGTTGTTGCACCATCTGAAAAAAAACGAATAGTACCTTCATTTAAAGCTATTGCAGTTTTTGCAAAAGATGGACTATAAGAACTAGCAAAACCATTTGCTGTTGTTGAATGACGAATACCATTTCCAATAACTGTTGCAGCAGAAGATGTTTGTCTAAATATATTAGGTACACTTTCGCCAGTGCCTTGTGCATAACCAATATTGAAATCAGATACTAATGATATTCCTTTTGAACCAGTTGTTGTAGTTCCTATTAGCACATTCCCAGCTCCTAAAACAATACCACCTGTTCCTTTAGGTGTTAAATTAATTCCAATATTAGTATCACTACCTGTTGCTGAAATTGTTGGAGATGTACCTGTTGCAGCATTTGCAATAGTTAATTCGTTTACTGCTGATGCAGTTGCAGTTAATAGTGCTAATTCATTTCCATTAGTATCTAAAATACTAGTTCCAATTTTAGGCGAGGTTAAAATTCCAAGTGAAATAGTATTTCCACTTGCATCTAAGTATAATGATTTTCCAGCTGGTTGTGTACAAAATACAAATTTAGTACCTGCTGATAATGTAACAACAGATCCACCATTTGAGGATGCTAAAATAGTTGTTCTTGCTAATGTTCCTGCACCAACAGTTCCAATACCTACTTCCCATTCTGAACCATTTGATGAAATAGCATAATAAGTTGTATTAGTATTACCTATAGCACTTGAAAATGTTTGAAAACCAGTTTCAGCTCCAAGTAATGTAAGAGTTCCTGTACCTTCTGTTGTTGTAGTTTCTTGTACTCTATCTTTAACAATTAGAGCCATAATATATTAATAACCCCTGTTAAGAAATTCTAATAATGGCCGCTGTAGATGTGAAAGCTGGAAATTGAATTGTGAATGTACCGCTCGTAGCTGTTTTATCAGTTACAAAATTTAATACTGCAACTGCTGCATTTGAAAAAGAAGTATTATAAATTAATGCTCCTCTTGCAGTTAAAGTTACACCTGTAAATGATAGATCAGCAAAATCAGTGAAAGCAACAGTTGATACAACTGATGTTCCAGAATTTACTAATGCTTTTCCTCCGGCAACATATGTTCCTGATGCACTTACTTCTCCACTTGTTGTATATGAAGTTGTTGCAGCACCTAATGTTGCAGTTGATACATAAAGAGCTAATTTAAACTTATCTCCACCACCGCCTGAAGTTGAAAAATCTTGATCACCATCTAATAGTTGTTTTTTAAAACTATTTGGTAATGCTTGTGTAATTGCCATACTTGTTTCTCCTATTGTGGTTTACGAACTATACGAGGTTCTCCATCTAGAAACTCATCCGTTCGTCTTCTTCCCATTTGTTCTAATGAGAATCCTTCGATAGCTTGCTTATACCTATTTTCATAGTATTGCAACATATCTTGTGGACCCTTCAAAAATCCATACGCCTCAACTAGGCAAGCATATAATAAGCCATTGGGAAATTGCTGACTTAAATATGTATTAGCAGTAGTACTAGATAATCCAGTTGGTTTCAAGATATAATTTAATTGAATTGTATAAGCCTGATCTGGAGTTGGGGCAACAATAACTGTATTTTCATCCCAGTTAGCATAATATTTAGGTAAACCCGTTGTATTACTTTGATTATATTCATTAATAAATGTCATATCTCTAACATCTAAAAAAGATATAGTTCCATCTGTA